ATGGCGCTGAGACAACGTGAAGTCTTTGCCAAACGACTCCCTCTGTACCGCAAAGACCCCTGCTTGTTCTTCAAAGAGGTCACTCGCTTCAAGCCAGATAAATGGCAAAAAGAAGCGGCCACGGCCATTGCACAGCACCGCAAAGTTTCCATTCGCTCAGGACAGGGCGTTGGAAAAACAGCTTTTGAAGCAAACTTGGTGCTCTGGTTCTTGGCTTGCTTCCCGTATCCCCGCGTCGTGTGCACGGCGCCGACCCGCCAGCAGTTAAACGATGTGCTCTGGGCTGAGATTGCCAAGTGGCAGGAGCGTAGCCCCGTCTTACAGGCTATGCTTGTATGGACAAAGACCCGCGTCTATATGAGAGGGCATGAGAAGCGCTGGTTCGCCGTGGCCCGTACAGCCACCAAGCCAGAGAATATGCAGGGCTTCCACGAAGACAATATGCTTTTCGTGGTGGACGAGGCATCCGGCGTTGCTGACCCCATCATGGAGGCCATACAGGGCACATTGTCTGGCGATAACAACCGCTTACTGATGTGCGGAAACCCAACGCAGAACACTGGCACATTCCACGATTCGCACACCGTGGACGCCCAGTCCTACTACTGCATGAAGGTGTCCAGCAGGGACAGCCCCCGCACGAATAAGCAGAATATCGCTGATTTGGAGCGAAAGTTCGGCAAAAACAGCAATGTTGTCCGCGTCCGTGTTGACGGCGAGTTCCCGGAAAATGAGGATGACGTCTTTATTCCGATGGCGCTTGCCACAAAAGCGGTCAATACTGAACCACTTGAACATAGCGCCCCGGCCAGAATTTCTATTGGGTGCGATGTGGCCCGCTTCGGCAACGACGACACCGCCATTGCGAAGAACATTGACGGAGACATTCAAAAGCTGGTCACGCGCCACGGCCAAGACCTGTACGCAACAGCCGATGACATTATCGAAATGTACAAGGCCCTGCGCACAGCGTATCCGCAGTATCGCGGTCTGATCTATGCGATTATTGACGATACGGGCGTGGGCGGCGGAGTGACGGACATTCTCAACAGGGAGAAGATTCGGCAGAAGTTGAACAAGCTCATGGTCGTTCCAGTCAATTTCTCGTCTGCTGTGCCGGACAAGGAAGCCGCCGGGAGATATGCCGATATTTCGACGTGGATGTGGGCTGTCCTGCGCGACATGGCGGCGTCTGGTCTCCTGCATCTGCCAGATGATGCGACTTTGATAGGTCAGCTCACGACCCGCAAGTACATCTTCAGCGGTGCGCCCTCCAAGCTGAAACTTGAAAGCAAGGAAGCGTTGAAGAAACGCGGCCTGACCAGCCCGGACCGGGCTGACGCAGTTGCGCTGGCGCTGTATGAGGGCGGAATTTTCGATGTCCGCAGCCTGATTTAACATAACCTGAAAGGAGAAAGCGTGAAAAAAGTTATTCCCGGAAAAATTAAAACACAGCTGCGCCTTGACGGTTACTACAATGTGCTGAACAAGTACGGCACCCAGCACGACAGCACTGAGTACTACCAGTGGGCGTCTGGCTCTGCGGTAAGCGATACGGAGCTGGCCGATCTTTACGCAGGAAACGGGCTGTTTTCAACCATTATTGATGCCCCGGCGGACGATGCAACCAAGAACGGCATCGACCTCGGCATCAAGGACAAAGACTTGCAGAAACAGCTCGACAACCACTTGCAGACCATCCGATACCAGAGCAAATTCGCCAAGGCTTTGCGCTGGGCGCGGCTCTTTGGTGGTGCTGCTGTGGTGATGTTGGTTGACGACGGACGGCTCCTGCAGGATCCTTTGAACTGGCGTGACGTGCACGGCGTCGAAGAGCTGTTGGTGTATGGCCGCAACGAAATGTATCCTCTTTGGGTCAATGGGTATGAGAACAACCCGGACGATGAGGACTACCGCCGGGGCGGCACTGGCATCCCGGAGTACTACCAAGTCAACAGCGTGTACGGCAACTATGTTGTGCATTCGTCCAGATGCCTTGTTTTCCATAACTCGGACATCCCGGAAAGCTCCACTATGGCTAATCTCTACCGCACATGGGGCATCCCGGAGTATCTGCGCATTCGTGAAGAGCTGAGAAATGCCAGCATAGGCCCCGGCTATTCTATCCGCCTGCTGGAGCGGTTGTCGATGGTGACCTATAAGATGAAGAATCTTGCTGGTGTGCTTTCCACGGCAGACGGCGAGGATACGGTTCTTCAGCGTATGGAGATGCTTGACCTTGCCCGTAATCTGCTGAACATGGTCATTATTGATGCCGACGGCGAGGACGTGGGCGTTCAATCCCTGTCTGTTGCTGGCGTTAAGGACATTTTGGACAATGCCTGTGCGATGTTGTCCGCTGTATCTCATATCCCACAGACGCGGCTTTTTGGGCGTTCCCCGGCGGGCGAGAATGCCACTGGAGAGAGTGACCTTGAGAATTACAAGGAATTCGTCGGGGGTCTCCAAAACGGTGACCTCCGCGATAACACCCGTACCCTCGTTGAGCTGATTCTTCGCGGCATGGTTTGGAACAGGGAAGTCAAGGAGATACCTGAGTACACCGTGACCTACAAGAGCGCGTGGAGCCCGTCTGACGATGAAAAGGCAGCACAAGACCAAGCTGCCGCTGCGGCACAGCTCACCAGAGCGCAGACCGCTGGCACATACGTCACAAATGGAATTGTCGAAGCTGAAGAAGTTCGCCGCGCGATGGTTCGGGACGAACAGTTTGACCCGGAGAATATTCTCACGGAAGCGGACATCCATCAAGACTGGGGCCTTGGCGGAGCCGATACCCAGCAGGAGGCCGCGGATGGTCAGCAACAGAATGTCGAGGACGCCAGCGGTCTTGTTACCGATGAGGGAGACTGTGGTTATGTTGCCGGCTTCGTTCTGAATGATGGAAAAATCTTATGTGGGCGCCGCTCCGATGGTCAAGGATGGTGTGGCCCCGGCGGTCACATTGAACCCGGAGAAACTCCGGGAGTGGCTTTCCGCCGGGAAGCCAAAGAAGAGTTTGGCGTTGACGTTGGGAATATTACCTATCTTGGAAACTGCAAGGGAAAGCCGGAAGAAATCCTCCCGGTGCAGATATACCGAGTCAACGACTATACAGGCATCCCGGTATGCGATCAGGAGGAGATGTTCACCGCCACATGGTTCACCCCGGAACAGATTCTTACCCAAAAGGTCCCCGGCGGGCTGGTATTCGACCCATTCCGCAGGAGCGTGGAAGAATATCTTGAACAACTGGGCCTGACGCTGGATGACTTCGATCCAAGCAAGCACAAGCGCGATGAGGATGGAAAGTTCTCCAGCATGGGGAATACAACATCAAAAGATGAATCGGGCAAGGAAAATTCGTCAAAAGACTTGAATGATTCCCAAAGTCATGCTAAAATAAATTCTGACGCAGTTTCGGCAAAAGGCGCAAACACTTTCAAGGTGAAAGGGTTTCCCAACAAGCAGAAGCTGAACAACCACTGGCAGAACGGAAGAACCCACGCCGCCGAGTACGCTCCCGATGGCATTACGACAAAGGAACAGTACGAAAAGCGGGCGGTTCAACTTCTGGAAAGCCCCTGTGGGAACGGTATCAAGGGCTATAAGACAAAAGATGGCCTTATATGCCGATATGATACGAAGAAAAATGACTTTGCGAAAGGCTCCCCGGAGAAAGGCGTAAGAACGATGTTCAAGCCCGATGATGGGGAAGAGTATTATAGACGCCGACTTGAGGCCGAGGGAATAGAGAACGATGAATGACGAAACCATTTGCCCGCTGTGTGGGCAGCATCACTTTGAAGAGAACGACGATTTTGAGGAATGCCCTGTGTGCGGTTGGGTGAATGACGGTGTACAGCGCGCGGATCCCGATTATCGCGGCGGGTATAACCGCATCAGCCTGAACGAAGCAAAAAAGAAATTTGCCGCAGGCAAAAAGGTGTTTGATTAACAATAACGGCGTTGAGAGCCTTTGCGGGTGACGTGAGAGCGTCCCTTGCAAAGGCTCTTTTTGTTTGCAGTCATAGCTCAGTTGGTAGAGCGCCTGCCCTCCAAGCAGGATGCCGCGGGTTCGAGCCCCGTTGACTGCTCCATATCGAGGGTTGGCCAAGTTGGATAAGGCATGGGCCTTTGACTCCCAGACCGCCGGTTCGAGTCCGGTACCCTCGACTTATGCTGGTGTAGCTCAGTTGGACAGAGCAGTTGATTTGTAATCTTCAGGTCGTGGGTTCAAATCCCATCCCCAGCTCCACCCGCCGTACACCGTAATCGGCACCTCGATGGCATGAGGAAGCGCCGACCCCGCTCCCAACAGACCGCTGCGAAGTGTTCTGGCCTGTTCCATGACTGAGCCAGCGCGGAGCCATATGCCGCGTTCCTTCCGCTTCGCCTTGGACGGATGCGCGCTGTAAGCAAAAGGTCAACCATTCAAGTGCTACATGCCATGAACATAAAGGCCCTGTATCTTCAATGATGCAGGACCTTTTTTGATGCCGGCAGAGGGAGTATTCCCGGAAAGATAAAGAGGTGTTTATGCCAGTGAAAAACAACGGCCCCGGCGGAAACAGTCGGGCTTCTACGACAAGAAAATCAAAGGTCGAGCCGGAATACCCGCAATGGGCAGAAAGTAAGATGCGGGCCATTGAGAACAGGCGCTTAAAAGAGCTTCAAGCTGTTGTGCGCGATTCAATGCCTGAGATACTGGCTATCGTTGCGGGTGAAATGGATACGGCTCCCGAAAGCATCAGAAAAGATGGATACAGCGACATGGTGCGCCGCATCCAGAACAGGTTCCGCATTATGCGTGATCGGCTCAGTCGGCGGCTGAAAACCGACCCGCTGGAACGTGATGTCCGCCGCTGTGCGGATTATACAGACCGCCGCCAGCTCCAAGAATGGCAACGCAGTGTCCGAGCCACACTCGGCATCGACATTAGCAAGGACTTCTTCATTGGTGAGCGGTATGAGCAGATGCTTTCAAGGTGGGCGGAGCAAAATGTTTCTTTCATAACCAGCATCGAGAGCGATTGCTTTGATGATATGGAGAAAATCATTATTGACGGCTTTACAAAGGGCCGAACACCCGCCGCAATTTCAAATGAGATACAGCGGCGCTTCGATGTGACCAAATCGAAAGCGAACCTTTTGGCCCGCGACCAGATTGGCACATTGAGCGCAGACCTGACTCGGACTCGGCAGGAGTCCGCTGGGGTAAAGGAGTACATCTGGCGTTCGTCCGGCGACGAACGTGTGCGCGCGTGCCATCGTGAACTTGATGGTAAGACGTTTCGTTATGATGACCCGCCAGCAATGTGGTACATGACGAAGCGAGGGAAAATGCACTCCGAGAAAAAATCTCGGATTTTTTCTCGGATGCAAAACAATTCGGCAAAAATGCCCTTGACGACCTGAAGCAATTCTGGAGTGAGCATGGCGATAGCGTGCTTGCAGTTCTGCAATGGCTGTGGCAGGGATGCGTTGACCTGACAGCGGACATTGCTACTTTGGGCGGCCACTTGTTCGACCTTCTGGGCGGTCTTATCACTGGATTTCAGACAGGAGATTGGACACAGTTTCTTCAAGGTTGCAAAGAGCTGTGGCAAGATTTTCTCGATGTTTTGAACGGCATTGGACGAGCGGTTTTTGGTGAGCTGTGGGATCCGTTGGTGGATTCCATGAACAGTGCATGGAATCTGCTGAAAGGATTCTTTAGCTGGTTTGGAGACAAAATTCAGTGGGCGAGAAATCTCTGGAACGGCGTTAAAGAATTCTTTAACGGTGCCGATTCTGATGATGAAGTGGACGACAATCAATCTGAAAAGCCGAAAGGCTCTGGTGGGACAACCAGTGGTGGAGCGGGAAGAAAAGCCGCCGATGGCGGAGTCTCCAACAACGTAGAAAAATCCTCTATGGGAGAGAATTCGGCCGGGAAGAGCCGCGCGACAAGTTCTTCTGCCAAAAGCACGAGCACGGAAGCGAATCGGAAAGCCACGAATGCCTTTATTTCTGGGGGCCGTCCAGTGTCTACCAGAACGGCGGCGCAGAAGCCTATATCCCAGATCACCAACAATAAGTCAATCAACGTGAAGCAGGAAAATAAGCAGCAGTACACATTCCAAGTCACGGAAAGAGCTGCTGCTGACCGTCTGAGCACTACGGTGCGTTCGCAGGAAACGCAGTCCACGGATGAATTGGCAAGAGCGTTGAATTATGGGAGGTGATGCGTTGTGCTGGCAAAGCAACCTGCATCCCTCGGTGGATTTGAGTTCGATGCAATCATCAAGAGGTCGGAAACGATGACCAGCGATGTGCCGGAGTATGCAACAGAGGAAGGATACTCCATCACGGATAACATCTGCCTAAAACCCCGCGAACTGGAAATAGAAGCTATCATCACCAATACTCCTGTCACATGGGCTGAACAACATGCGGCATCGTCAAGCCGCGTCGAGACGATGGTTGAGGAACTTCGTCAACTGTGGCTGAAAAAGACTCCGGTGCAGTTTACCGCGGCTGGCGACAGCTACGAGAATATGTGCATCACGAGTATTACGGCCCCTCGAACGGTTGAGGACGGCAGTAGTACCCGGTTGACCATCAAGCTGAAGCAAGCGTCTATCAACTCCACCGATATGGCAAATATCAGCGTGAAGTACATTCGCGGAGGAACATCTAAGAAAAACACGGGCGCTGGACAGAAAAGCTCATCGTCTACATCTGGTACACAGAAAGACGAAAAAGCCACAAAATCTAGCATTTTGTGTTCTGGTGCAAAAGCCATTGGCCTTTTCAAGTGAGGTGTGCAAATGGAATACTACGAGATTTCTGTTCCGGACCGCAATGATTCGGTAATGCGCGTAAACCTTGACGGTACATACTACTACCTCCGGGTTACATGGAATGCTTACGGAGAGTTTTGGATGCTGAGTACCTACGATGCAGATATGCAGATGAAAATCGGAATGGCAAAGCTCGTGCCGGGGACGATCTGGAACTTCTACTATCTCAACTCGAACGGCCCGCCGGGAATCCTTGGCGTTCAAACGGACAAGGAACGCATCGGGAGGCAGGATTTTGTTGATGCGGTGGCTCACCTATACTATCTGCCGGCTGAACAGATGGGGGTGCAGTGATGGAAAACTTTGACCGTCAGTACAGAGTACGAATCGGAAAGAACAATTCCATGGGCCGAGAACTCGGCAAGCCGAATGAGTCAACAGGCAGGGCGCTTCGGTGTCAATTCTCCTGCGAAGTTGGTGACAGCTCAAGCTCCAACACCGGAAAAATTACGCTGTGGAATTTGGCAGATGAGACCCTGCGCCTACTGGAACAAGAGGACTGCTTGATTGAGCTGAGTGCAGGGTACAAGGACGACCTGCCCACGATAATGGGCGGAACGCTGACGTACTTTGAAACTGAGCAGAGCGGCGCCGATCAGCAAACCACAATAGAGTTTGTGGACAGCTTTACATCGTGCCGAGACAACACGGTAAGCCTCAGCTATTCCGGTACGGTTTCGGGAGATAAAATCGTGCGTGACGCGGCGCAGATTATGGGCTGTGAGGTTAAATTCTCAAAGTCCGCTAAGTTGATAGACTTCACGAATTTTGCGTTTGTAGGGGCAGGAAAGACCTTGATTGAAAGGGTTTGCAACCGCAGCAAAATGCGCTGGAGCTTGCAAAACGGAATTGTCCAAATCTGCGCATTGGACGAGCCGATAACGATGGCCGCTTATGTGCTGTCCGCAAGCACGGGCCTCATTGGCTCTCCGAAACCCGTCTTTGAGTCTGCATCGACGAGCGATAAAAAGAGCAGTAATGCTTCCAAGCGTAAGGCGAAAAAGGGCATCGAAGTCACCTATGCACTTAATGGTCATATCCAAGTGGACGATTATGTGAAAGTTGACTCGAAGCCGTACAAGGGCAATTATCGGGCGTCCAAAATCAAATTTACTGGCGACACAGAGGGCGACGACTGGAAATGTGTAGCGCTGTTTGTGGAGGTGAAGTGACGTGAAACAGGATTTTCTTGATGCAGTATCTTCCCTTGTTGGGCGGCTGATGGAAGATTCGATTCATACCTCTGCACCCTCCAAGGTTGGAAAGGTAGAGAATAACCATACTGCGAAGCTCACCCCTAACCTCAAGGTGACAACGGATGATGGCCGAGAAGTTCCTTACCCGGAAATATCAGGCGCCATCATTCTGATGCCCTGTGGAGCAGGTGGAACGGTCGGCTTTGCCTTTCCAGTGAAGTCGGATGACGGGTGCCTTGCTCTCTTCAACGAGGGCGGCTCAGGAACAGACCTCAAATGGGATCTCTCGAATGCGGCTTTGCTTCCGGGCCTTTACCAGTCGCCGGGTGAGCAGGTGAAAAAGGCCGGGAGCGAAGAAGCGGCCATAATGTTTGCACCCAGCTCCACTATCACGGTCACGAAAGACAAAATCGAAATCAAAAAGGATGATACCCAAATTACGGTGACATCTGATTCCATAAAAATGGAAAAAGGCAGCACGACTGTTACGGCATCATCTTCGAGTGTTGATGTGACGTCTCCGAATTTGAACATCAAGGGGAATACCAAGGTGAATGGCAATATCTCGGTGACGGGAAACGTGACGATTTCCGGTACATTAACGCTCGGCGGAATTGTGATGAATACGCACACGCACGTCGGTGTGCATGGACCGACTGGAGGACCTGTGTAATGGCTTTGAAAGACCTTGCGCTTTCCAAAAGCGGAGACCTGCTGATAAACGAGAGCGGAGATTTTACAATCATCGACTCGGTTCGGCAGGGCATTCAAATCAAGTTGAGGTGGATTAAAGGCGAGTGGGTCTTTAATCCTGAAATGGGTGTGCCTTATTTTGAGTCGATTTTAGTCAAGACGCCAAACCAAGCACTTATCGAAAAAACGCTGCGTGACCAGATTTTAAGCGTGTCTGGTGTTACAAGCGTTGGTTCGATAAATCTTGCAATGGACAAGAAAAAACGAACTCTCTCTGCGAAGTTTACCGCAAAAACGACGGAGGGAGAGGTGGAAAGTGAGGTGGAGCTTTCTCATGGAGTATGGAATAACAGCTGATGGCTTTTCGATGCGGCGGCTGGACGAAATCTATAATGACTCCTGCAAAAGATTTGAGGATGAAATCGGTGTAAACCCGTCCGAGAATCCGCAGAGCCTTATGAATGTGCTTTTTACGATTTTTGCCGATGCCCCGGCAGAGTTGTGGGAAGCATTTGCGGCCAGCTATCAGCAGCTCTTCCCGAATACCGCCGAGGGAATCGCACTGGACAACGCCATGCAGATTGGCGGCGTCAACCGCATCGGGCAGGCGCGCACAAAATATACGCTGTCCTGTACCGGGCGTGAGGGTACAGTGATTCCGGCGGGCGCTTTGGTGCAGTCGAGTACATATCCACAGCGCCAGTTTCAGGCAAAAGGAGTGTCCACGATTTCCAGTGCAAACTGGAGAAGAATCGGCATTCGGCCAATCGAAAGCGTGAGCGGAACGATTACGTTTGAATTTGGCGTGTCCAGAAATGCGACTTCGGGTGAAGTGGGAAGCTATTCCGAGTCGGCCAGCATCACAAAACAGCTTTTGGTGAGTTCGTACAGTGATGCTTACACAAAAATCCTGGAAGAGCTTCAGAAATTCGATGCGCTCACGAAGTTTGGAATCAAGGTCGAAGATTCCACGGATGAACAGGGAAACCACACGATTGTGCTGTCGGCTTCTGGTGCGGCTGACAGCTTTTCTGCGTCTCTTTGCAGGTACATTACGGTTGTTGACGTGACCAGCAATATCCTTTTCGAGAGCGTCGAATACGGAAGCTATGTGCAGGCAGATAAAACCATTAACCAAATTGTGACTTCTGTTGACGGTTGGGATTCCTGCATAAATGAGATCCCGCCCATAAAGGGCAGGTTGACCCAGAAAGACTCTGAGGCTCGCACCAGCTATACCAACCGCGTGGCAAGCCGCGGTACAGGAACAGTCAATGCCATTGTGTCGTTGCTTTACAGCGATGTAGAGGGCGTGACGTTTGCTTCGGGCTATCAAAACGACAATGATGAAAAGGATGCGGCGGGTCGTCCGCCGCACTGTATCGAAATTGTTGTGCAAGGTGGCTCGGATGAAGATGTTGCGGGCATCATCTGGGAAAACAAATCCGGTGGAATTAGGGCGTATGGAAGCCATTACGCTTATGCCACCGACATAAACGGAACGCGCCAGTATGTTGAGTTTACCCGCGTCAACGATGTCTATTTGCTGCTGTCGGTCAAAGTTACGAGCGCTGGTGGTCTGGATGATGACTTTGAAGCGAGAATCAAATCTCTGCTGATGGAAGAAATTCTTTCGGCGGGAACATCGGTTAGGCTGCAGAAGTTCATCCGGCCTATCATGGAGAATGTGTCTGGAGTCGATTATATCGAGATTCGGGGCGTTCTTTCCGAAAAGCCGGACATTGAGGGCGTGGCAGACAGTGCTATGCTTACGGGCGTCGTTCCGGTCAGCATCAACCAGCAGCCAGTTGTCACGATGAACGGAATTCGGGTGGTGAAAGCATGATTTCGGCGTATAAGGAGATGTACGCTAAGCTCCCGACGCAATTTCAGCTTGAATCGTATGAGGAAAGCTGTTTGGGAGATTATGTGTGCGACACGCTGGAGGACTTGAAAAATCTTCCTGATAACTGCGTGATGGGCAGTACGGCGAGAGTGATTAGTCCGTTGACCATTTACAGAAAGAATTCTGAGGGAAAATGGATTCTGCAAAGAACAGCGAACAGGGGGTAAAACGATGGCATTTGAAGCACTGAGCGAAAAGCCGCTTAGAGTAGAGAAAATGTCTGTGCTGGACGGCATCGTTTGGGCCTTTGCGCCCGAGTACGAACATTTGATGCTCGCACTGGGCGGATTCGAGTGGATTAACAACATCGACAAGTGCAACGGCGTTTTGCTCAACCGAATTGGCCAGCTGGTATGCCTTACTCGTCAGCAGGCGGGAGCGATGATTGGAAGCCGAGAGCTGGCAGACAACGATGATATTTATCGGGTCTGCTTGAAGTACAAGGCTTACGTTAATTCGTGCCGCTGTACGCCGAATGAGATTATCGAAGCGACCAAAATTATTTTTGGAGCAACGGAAGTTGTATACAGTGAGCGCCGCGATGTGCCGGCGACCATTTACCTTTCGATTTCCGCGCCGTTCTCGGATTTGGTTCTGTCCATTTTGGGAACGCATGACTTGGTGGTCCATCCGGCGGGCGTGAGAGTCAGGATCAACTGCTCAACTGAGGATGCAGAAACATTTGGCTTCGTGGATCTTAATCCGCGAGTTGCGGGATTTGGCGAGGGTATGTTTGCCCAGTCCATCAATTAACAGGGGGTGATTCTATGGCGGATGCACGTTCGGGAGCGGAACTGACCGATTATTCCAAGGTGGCGTTCTCGGTTGGAGGCGTTCGGCAGGAAATTTCGATTGACGATTGGCGAAATGGCTGGGCCGCAATCGTTGGCGGTTTGAACGGCAAGCCAACGAGTCAACAGTTTAACATGGTGTTCTATATTCTGTCTGTACTGCTGAATCAGAACATTTCGGATGTTTCGGCGGTCAAGAATACGGCAAATGCAGCATTGCCGAAAGAGAGCTTTACGGCAAAACAGATTGTGGCCCTGCTTTCTCAGTATGGGCTTATGTCTGGGTGCAACGCGGATATGCTGGATGGAAAGCATGCGGCCGCATTTGCTCTGTCTAAGCACAGCCATGCGGCGAGCGACATTACAAGCGGGAATTTGCCGATTGAACGCGGCGGCACTGGTGCGGGTACCGCTGCTGATGCGTGTCGTGCTCTTGGCGCCATGCGGAACACCGGCGGAACCTTTACGGGAACGGTCTATTTTGCAAATGGCACAGCGCACTATGTCGGGTCTGCGGGAGATGCGCATTTTAAGTCGTTGACTGCGAGCGAGGACATTCATGCAAAACGTGTGTTTGAAGCGGTCTACAACGATTATGCCGAGCTCATGCCGCGTGGTGAACAGACAGATCCGGGCGACATTATTGCACTGGATACTAACAGCCAGCAGGAAAAATATGTCAAAGCCACAAATCTTTCGAGCCGCATTGCCGGAATCCATTCGGACGAATACGGGATGCTGATTGGCGGAGAGCAGGTCAATGATGGGGAAGATTTCTTGGAAAAGAATCTTCCCCTTTTTATCCCGGTTTCGCTTGCCGGACGTGTCCACACAAAGGTCGTTGGCCCGGTGAGCACGGGAGACTGCATTGTGCTTTCCCATATTCCGGGTGTTGGTCGTGCGGCGAAACCGTGTGAATATATTGACCCGTGCAAAGTGGTTGGTTATGCGGTTGAGGGTGACGATCTGACCGAACAACGGCGGCTCAAAGTCAGAGTGAGAGGTGCTTAATGGCTAACTGGGGGCAAAAAGTCTACCCCTCGGACTATGCGGAAATCAAAGCCTTGCTCAAGGCCGAGGTAGGGAGACGCGGAAAAACAGAGGGAACAGCACGAGGGCAGAGCGTTGGCAGTATGGCGAGTTATAACGGCTCTGCATACGACTTCTCGACGCAACCGACGGCTGGAGCGTACATCAAAAACGAACATATCCAAAAAATTACAAAGCCGCTGGATGCGATCAAAGGAACATCGATCACACCCGAAAATGGGGCGCAGATCACAGCGAGCAGGCTGAGCCAAGCGGCAGCAGTGCTAAGCGAGCTGAGCGCGATCCCGGAAACTGCTGCATCAAGCGGGTGCTCTGGCCGCTGCTCTGGCCTGTGTTCCACGGGATGCAATACGGCTTGCACGAGTTGCACCGGCTCCTGCACGGGGAGCTGCACAGGGTCTTGCGTGGCATCGTGCGCCAATGATTGCGCCGGCGGATGCAAGGGGAGCTGCCAGGGAACGTGCACGGGATCCTGCACGGGAGCCTGCACTAGAGCGTGTGCAAACAACTGCTCCAGCACTTGCACGGGGTCCTGCACGGGTTCTTGCACGGGCTCGTGTACGGGAACGTGCACAAAGGCATGTGCGAATGATTGCGCCGGCAGTTGTGCTGGTTCTTGTACGGGAAGCTGCACTGGAAGTTGCACGGGGAGTTGTACCGGGGGCTGTAACACAACCTGTACGAAGAATTGCGCAAATAACTGTTCTGGTTCCTGCTCCGGCGGATGTTCAGGCGGTTGCTCTGGCTCGTGTGATGGATGTTCGTCAACTTGCGAGGGCGGCTGCGGAAGTAGCTGCTCCGATAACTGCTCAAGTAAATGTATCCAGCAATGCAGTTCGACGTGCGCGAACGACTGCTCCGGCAGCTGTGTGAATCTTGGCTGTGCATTCAACTGCGGAAGCGACTGCTCCAACCACTGCTCTGGTGGCTGTTCTGGAAGCTGTGGCTCTCAATGCAGGAGCGGCTGCGACGTCTTTTGCACGGGGTGCAGTTCAACGTGCGCAGATGACTGCTCCGGATCCTGCAGCGGTGGTTGTAGTGGCTGCTCTGGCTTTCTGTGGAGCAAATCGTGATGAAAGGAGAAATCAAAATGGAAACAACGCTTCATTTTGCACAGAATGCAGATGCAGGAACGGAAGAATCCTATCTCAGAAATCTTCCGCTTCTGAAGCTGCTGGCGAAAGAAAACATTGAAGCAGACGACTGGAGCGTTCTGCTCGCGGCAACACCGAATAATGAGGATAAGCTGTTGTGGTGTCTCGGCTACACAGGTACCCTCTGTGCGCTGGATGCGACGGACTTTGACGATTGGGTGGTCTACTGCTCTACGGTGGTTCTGTCTGCGCTGGAGGCGTGTGGAGTTGAAGCGTCCGATGAACGGAAGAATCTTCTGTCCATCGGGCTGGCGGCGCGCACGTTCAATTTTTCTGGCAATCCGGTGACAAAGAATCTCAAATGTGCAGAAACGATTCAAGGCGCGGCAAGCTATAACTGCACTGAGGATGCTGACATCTTTTCGATGTGGTATCTTTTGCAGGTGCTTACTGAGTATCTGCGGCTAGATTTCAACGGCAATCTCCGGGAGCTGATCGACGCCATGAAAACCATGAATAAGATTCGTGACCGTTACCGTCAGATTGCAGACCGCCTCCCGAAGATGGATGCCTGCTAAGGAGAAGAATATGGAAGCCATTAAGTTAACCACGGCGGAAAGCGAAGCGGTAGAGCGAGCTTACTATGAAGCAAGCTCTTTTGAAGCGCTGATGGCGGTTTTGTGCCGTCAGCTTAACGTGGATGCGAATCCGGAAACCGCAAAGGTGATTCGCCATTATGCAGAACTGTGTCGTGCGGCGCAGATGAAGTTGAAGATGGCACAGGAAATGGTGCTTTCTCGGTATCTTGATCCTCAGACGTCGGCGGGCGTACAGTACAGGTTTGATTTTGTTCGAGAGGAGGTTGTTCTCCTTGAAGCAACGGCGAATTGAAGACTATGGAAACATGGTCCAAAGGCTGTACGCGCGCGATACTGCGGCTGAGAACCGCGTCTGTTGCCGGAACATTACGTTTCAGGTGACAAGCGGGTGCAATCTCAGGTGCTCATACTGCTATGAGCACCACAAGAGCGTTGAGCGGATGAGCATCGAGACCGGGCGAAAGGTCGTAGACTATATACTCGGCCTATACGAGAAGAATGAGTCCGATTTCGTAAACCAGAATACGCAGGCTGTTGTGCTGGATTTTATTGGCGGAGAGCCGCTGCTTGAAGCCGAGTTGATTGAGCGCATCTGCGATTACTGGTTTGCGGAGTGCTACCGCCGCGAGATTCCGCTTGCGCCGTTCACGAGAATCAGCTTTGCGACGAATGGCAAGCTGTGGTTCTCCCCGGCAGCGCAGCACCTGTTTGCAAAATATCACGAGATGATGTCTGTGACCGTCAGCATCGACGGCATTCAAGAACTGCACGACAAGTACAGAGTGGACGAACATGGAGCTGGCAGCTTTTCGCTGGCATGGAAAGCATTTCAGGCGGGAAAGAAGGATTTTGGGTGGCTTAGTTCCAAAATGACCTTTGTTCCGGGATCTTTTCGGTACATCGCCGATAGCATCAAAATGATGCTAGACGAGGGATGCGTGGAAATCGCTTGCAACTATGCTTACGAACCTGTTTACACTCCCGAAGATGGCCGCGCACTGTATGAGCAGATGCAGACGGTATCTGACTACATTATTTCCCGGCGAATGGATGTTACGATTACGATGCTGGACGACCTTTTGGGTGGACAGGCCAAGGATGACACTAACTTCTGCGGCGGTACGGGCGCGATGTTGTCATTTGCGCCGGATGGGAGCGCCTATCCCTGCATTCGGTATGCCCCGATTTCTATTGGAGAGGAAAAAGCGCAGAAAGTCCGCTTCGGTAGTGTCTATGATGGCCTGTATGCCACGGACGCCCAGCGTCAGGCAAAAGCGGAACTGGATGCCATCACGCGTACATCCCAATCTCCGCAGGAGTGCTTAGAATGCCCTGTATCGGCTGGCTGTGGCTGGTGCAGTGGCCTTAACTATGAATTATTCGGTACGGCCAACAAACGCTCCACAGCCATTTGCTGGGCGCACAAAGCGCGCGTTCTGGCAAGCTGCTACTATCACGATCGACGTTATCTGGAAATCGGAGACTGTCTTCCTATCGAGGTGAGACTTCCGTCCGAAGATGGGCTGAAGATTCTGCCCGCCGAGAAATGGGCGGAACTGATGCACATTGAGACGGCGGCGCTTATGAAGCTTGCTGATGAAATCGGGATTAGCTGAAAGGAGGGAGTGAAATGGCAATCCTCATTGCCGATACCAAGTTAGAGACGGAAACCGATGCTTGGTATCAATTTTATGTGGATAAGATGTCTGACATTGCGGACCTGCCTACAAGCCAATCGACGGGTGCATCGTACAAGGTGAAGAAGCTTGCCCGCCCGACGAGCATTGCGTACTGCATTGAGATGGCAGCTGTGTATGCTCTGGATGGAGCGGATCAGTGGCGGCTCATGTATGCTCTGCGCGAGGATGTGGCAGATGCTCTGCTGAAAAGTGTTGATGAAATCAAGCAGCTTGTGGCAAACACCAGCGCTTCAGAACAGGCGGCAGCAAATAGCGCTTCCTCTGCTGAAGCCAGCAGGATCGCGGCCAATAAGTCTGAGAAAATTTCCGCCGAATGTGCTTCATCGGCGTCGGCAAATGAACGTGCGTCGAGAGACAGCGCGGCAGAAGCACGAGCCGCTGAGGGAAATACGTTGAACTATATGAATAGGACGCTTGATATTGCAAACCAAGCGGCTGGTTCTGTGTCATCTACCAATTTTGCATTTGGGCCGGATGCAGATGGGAAATTTTCTTTTTTCATGCGAGAGGACGGTTAATCACGAATTTCGTGATTTTCTAACAAAAATCAGCTTTGCAGATGATGGATTGCTATAATCTGAAAAGCGGAAAGGAGCATTTATGCACATCGTGGCAAAGCAGTACGACACTGCAACTTCTAAGAGTACACAGTACTACTGCGACGACAAGAGCGATTTGGACGACATTTCCAAACCCAGCATGGGAGACACAGCATTCATAATCCATGAGGGAAGCGTGTATATGGCAGATTCCAAGGGTATCTGGAACCCGATTTAAGAGGGGAGGAAGCAGTCATGGATTTACTGACCTATGCACTGGCTAAGAAAAAGGCAGGAGATGAGCTGAAAGAGCGCCTTGATAAAATTGAGGCGGCCGCTACGGATGCAAAGCAAAGCGCAGAAGCAAGTCGTGTGGCGGCGGAGCAGGTCGAAGACCTTTATACCAAAACTACGGTGGCGGCTCAACAGGCGGCGGCAAGCTCGGCTTCTGCTATCTATGCGCTTGGACCGGATGAGTCCGGCGTTCTGTCGTTCTTTATCAAAGAAAGCACCTAAAGGGGGTATATTAAAATGGCTGATGGATGGAAGCTCATTAACCATCCCATGTCTGACGAAACGGGCAAACTGCTTGCCGAACAGCTGAAGCGCCAGAACGATATTTTGGCGGGCATGGCCGCTGGCAATGCTGGTGCTGAATTCGTCGATGCAACTTTCCGTGGTCTGTTGGATGGCCAGAACACGAGTGAGGTGTTCTGGAGCTGGTGGCCGCTGTCCGCGGGGGACGGCGTGACAAAGTACCAGCGCTTGGAGCGCTTCGCCAAGATGCTGGCCGAGTACGCAAAAGGCAAGACCTACACCGTGCGCTTTTACAGCGACGATGTGAGCGGCGACTATACAGGCACGCCGCTGGATGACCTGGCGGATGGCCGTGAAGCTGCGCCGCTTCTGACGGACGCAAGCCCTGAGACCGCGGATTGGTCTGAGGAAGACCCGTTTACGTGGTATATCCGTGCAAATGCGCTTTCGCTGGAAGATGGCACCATGAATGTGCTGGCGCTGGAGGGCGAAGCAGATTTTGACCTTTCGGGCGAGACGGCCCCTGTCTACTGCTTTGCGCTGGCGCTGACCATGAAAGAATGGGAGGACAGCGCCTATATCTATAACAGCTGGCGAACCTTTGCTGGCGGTGGATATGAGCCGATGGCGGGCGATGTCGCCCCGGACAAGAGCCGTCGGTGGCTGACATGGCATCCCGCTTTCTACGGCGGCAAAAATTCTAAGGGCGGCATGACCAGCGGTGCTGGACTGCCCCCGATGCCGTGGACAAGTGCAAACTCGGCCATTCCGCTGGCTCGTAAAATCACAGCCTATGATGCCCTGTGGACTGACTGCGACCAGCAGTATGTTCTGGCCCAGTGGCGGCTTCGCCATTGGACTCTGAGCAACAGCGGAAAGCTGGAGGGTTGTACTTCCTACAATTACCAGTACACCCCGGCGGTGGCCGAGACCGGAGTGAAGCGTGTGCTTGTGACGAAAGCGCAGGGCGCAAATTTCCTCGTGGGTTCTGCTGTGTGCATGGGCGAGCGTGGCGAGAATACTAGCACAGACCGCAATTTGGCCTATAACCATGACATTTTCAACTGGGCCATGATTTCCAGTATTACCAATGTGACCGTGAATGATACCGAGTATGTGGCTCTGAACCTTGAGCTGGATGCTCCCATTGACACCACAACCACAATGCTGGTTTCCACTATGCCGTGGGAGTCTGGCACGACTGAGGGAGTGCCGGGTCACAGCGACGGATGCCGTGGCAATCTGACGAACGGCAAATACCCGTACCGTGTGGCGGGCATCGAGATGCAGATTGGCGCATACGTCGAGCAACTGGACCCGCTGTGGAAAGCAAGTCTCGTCGATGATGACCATTGGCATTATGATGTGTTCTCCTGCAAGAGCGGTGAAAAGCAGGTTGGTTCTATTTCTTCGGACTATACCCAGACCGGCTCCTTCGACCTGAACGACAAGGCGGCTTGGTCGTGGCATTATATCCGCAAGATGGGCAAGCTGGGCGCGGAAGCTATGATGTATGAAAAGTTCAATGGCAGTGGCTCCACCTATGTACGGGCTGCGTTCCGTTCGCCCAGTTCGGCGGGCGTGTCCGCCCCTTGGCGCGGTGGCTCCCTGTTTGACGGTGCTGCCTGCGGCCTGCCTTGCGCCTATGGCAGCGCTGGCCCCGGCACGGCGTTCTGGTACGGTGTGCCCCGGCTTGCTGGATCGGGCAAAAAGAGAGGGTGAATATGTGCCGTAGGCACATAGAGGGGGTGTAACCCCCTGAAACCCCCGTAGACGATTTCTCCTGCTTGTGGCGATGGTTTACCATCGCCACAAGCCGATTGTTTTTGGAGCAATGAAGCGGCGTGTGGCTGCGTTCAATTCGCCCAGTTCGGCGGGCGTGTACGCCCCTTGGCGCGGTGGCAACCTGAATGACGGTGCTAACTGCGGCCTGCCTTGCGCGAATGGCAACAATGGCCCCGGCACGGCGAACTGGAACGGTGTGCCCCGGCATGCTGATGATAAAATAGCCCTCAAAAGGGCATAAGCGTTTCATTGCGCCTGTGGCTTGACCACTAAGATCATGTTATACCGACACCATGCAGCTGAGCGTTTCGAGAGATACGGACGCATTGGTGAGAGCGTGGCCGCAGTCTTTGGGACTGCGTGGCGGCGAGTAGTAGAAATCCGTTCTGCCTGATTTAAGGCCGGGGACGGCAACCGAAAGTCGTTGAACATCAGCAAGTTTGGAGGCTTTAAGGATATGAAAACAAAGAGGTTCTTACAGCTCACGCACACAATGTGTGAGCAGGCTGTCCTTGAAGCGTTTGATAAAAAATGGTTCCGCCGGGATTACCTCGCCACGGTGGAGAAATATGGAGGTGTGAGCCGTGCAGAATTATCGCGCGCCGCCCGGTTAAACGACTGGAATCCGCGTTTGGAAGCAGTGAACAGCATTGCTCTCGAAATGGAACAACGCGTGGAAGACCTTGTGGAGGGCGAGACGGACGACCTCGACCTTGAACCTGTGAGCGTATTTTATCGAATTGATGGAATCAGCATGAAACGGCGTGAGCTGTCCAACTGCCACCCGATGCACCAAGCCTTTGGGCATTTGGCGGTGATTGGACTGCGGCCGCTGCTTCGCGCAAAATTGCTTCCATATCAATTCGCCAGCATCCCCGGAAAGGGGCAGATTGCTCTAAAACGTCAGGTTGAACGTTGGCTTCGCAGGAAAAGTCTTGGGATTCAACACGCAGTCAAGCTGGATGTGCAGGGGGCGTATGCCCATACGAAACAGGCTGTCGTGATGGATATTCTGCGGCGTGAGATTCCGAGTGCGACATGGTTGCTGGCGGTCATCAACTGCTTGCTGGCGATGGCACCGGGCGAGGGACTGCTCATTGGCGGATACCTCGAAGCGTGGCTTTTCAACCTTGTTGCCAGCTATATGCTGGTAAAGGTGTTGAGCTATGCAAAGACTCGCCGAGGAGCGTCTACGCCGTTTGTGACCCGCAGCGGTAGCTATATGGACGACCTTGTTCTACTTGGGCGACGATGGGCCGATATACAAAGTGCGGCCCGGAAATTGACTAAGTGGGCGCTGGCTGAATTTGGGCTGACCATAAAAACCGAGTGGGTTCGGGTGGATTTTCTAAGCGCGGCTGAAGAACATCAGCGCCGACACATGACTGGAGCGGCGAAAGGGTGTCCGGGCTTGGATATGGCTGGCTATGTGATGCACCGTACCTACACCACGATACGCCCCAGAATTTTTCTGAGGGCTCGGCGGCAGTACATTCGAGCCAAGGCTGATGTTTCACGAAATGGATATGTGCCGGTCTGGCGGTCATACAAGCTGGTCAGCTATAACGGCTATTTTGACTGGACAAAATCTCGTGCAATCAGCGAAGCCCTAAAACAGAAAAAGCTGTTCACGGCCGCAAAAGTAGCAATCCGCGTAACGGCACAAAGAAATGCAATGAAGAAAGTGAGGATAGTAGCATGATTTTTATCGAGAACCTTGACCATAATCCGCAGGCAGTAACGCTGGAAAAACTGCCGGATGGTACGGCTTGGCTGTACCTGCGTAAGGACGCTCATGAGGTGCGAACCGAGGCTCCCGAAGGAGAGCAGGGCGGTACTTCGTGGGAGTGCACCACGGCTCTTTGCAAGTTGGGTTCCGATTATGCAGAGGAAACCGTGGAAAGCATCACGGCGGCGGCTGATGATTGGTGGGTCTATGCAGAAGCATGGACGACCGCTGATGAAGCTGCGCCCTCTCTGGAAGAGCGTGTGAGCGTGCTGGAAACTCTGTTTATGGGAGGCGAACTGTAATGGGCAAGGAGCAATTTTATCGCACCATGTATCGCATGAAGAAAATCACCGCCGTTGGCGTATGGGAAAAAGTGGATGAGGGCGAACTGACGAAAGCTCAGGCACTCCGCATCTGCGGTCCGCGCCCGAAAGAGTCCTGACGGGAAGGTGCTTTGATTGAGCCGAGAACAAAAGCTCGAAGCTCTATTGGCATCTGCGGTTCATCTTCTGGATTGCTGGGAGGATATTTCAGTTGAGACAGGAGAAGAGCCGGAAAATTATGGTGAGCAGAGAGCAATCCTGCAAGCCGAATACGATGCTATAAAGTGTTGAGAGAAGCCGTGCTGATGGTCAGCGCGGCTTTTTTGTTTGAAATGGAGGTGGATTGATTTTGATTTCCCCGTATAAGAACACTTTCAGAGTATCGCAAGCATATAGGCATCTGAGGTCAGATGGCACATATCACCAAGGCTATGATCTCGTTGGCATCGGAGACAAGCACATTTACTCTCCTGTATACGGTACGGTCATTCGCGCTGGATGGGAGTGCGCAACGCTCCCCAAAAAAGGTTTTGGCCAGCGCGTTGTGCTTAGGGTAGGGCGCACGAACTACTATATGTATTTCGGGCACTTGTCGCAAATCAATGTGGCTGCAGGTCAAAAACTGAAGCCGGGCGATTTGATTGGTGTTGAAGGGAGCACGGGTCACAGTACTGGAAGCCACCTGCACTGGGAAATTCGCATCAATGACATTAAGACGGGCTATGTGTCGGTGTATCATTATGCAGGAATCCCCAACATGCCCGGTTCGGCAGCGTATACGTCTAACTGGGCGGCTGAAATCTTCGGCCCCGGAAATCTGAAGAAATCGACCAGTGGTTATCCGCAGCGGCTATACAATGCCGCGCTTCAAGGAGCACTGGGCATCAACCAAGACGGCATCTTCGGCGCAAACACGGAAAAGGCCGTCAAGGCGTTCCAAGCAGCGCACAATCTGACTGCGAACGGCATCGTTGGAACGCGGACAAAGGCGGCGCTTTCTAAGCTGCTTTGAGAAAGGGGATAAGGTATGAATACTGCTACTATCATTACGGTTGCTATTATGGCTGTGGCGTTGGTCGTTGTTGCGGCCTGCATGATTCGTTTGGGATACAAGGCTCTGCTGGCCGAATGGGCGATTGAGGCCATCACCAAGGCCGAAAAAGAGTTCGTTGGCACCAAGCTGGGCGAAGCCCGTTTGGCGGTTGTCGTGTCGTGGCTGCGCGCAAAGGTTCCTGCTCCTTTGCGTTTCCTGGTCACGGACAGCCTGATTCAGAAAGTGGTGCAGGTGACCTTTAATGCAGCCAAGGCAGGGCTGGAGGTGCTGAAGGATGCTTAAACGGTGCGTGGAATGGCTCTTAGACCGTCTCCCCATCACGAGATGGATTGAATTGCTGACACTCACCGACGACTGAAAGGAGGATACAGGTGCTTGCAGGAACAGCCGAAGTGTTTACTGTCACCGTTCCGGCGTGGCTCTTGGCGGCGCTGGCGTTCTTAGGAACTGTTTTGGGCGGCGCGATTTCCTTTGCCGTGAATCAGCTTCTTATCAAGGGCGCAGCGGACCGTGCTGCCAAGAAGCGCGAAAAGGAAGATGAACAACGCCGTGAACGGTATATTTTGCAGATGGACAGCCGCAAGGCTACATTCGACCTGCTATCCTGCATTTGTGCCGGCATTGAGCGGATGGAAACGGAAACTGGGCAGATTTACTGGAACGGAGAGCTGAAACGCTGTCTCTCCCATTTGGAAGGCGTGGGAGAACGGTACAGAGAATCAGACCAGCGGCAGCTTGCTGAACTGAATACTCGGAACAAATGACAACACCCCCGTCACCTGTCAGATGAAAAGTCGAAACAGGTGACGGGGGTGTTTTTTGCTTTTATGCAATAAAGAATCACAAAATTCGTGATAATCTAACAATCCCCTGATTTTTCCAGAAGAAAAGAATATCTTTTATTGTAAGGAGCGAGCGAGTATATGATTAGAATTTTACTGTCCAAGAAGCTAGGCGAGCTGAAATGGACGCAAGCAGATCTGGCACGCGCCACAGGCATTCGGCCGACTACAATCAGCGATTATTACAACGAAATCGCGGAGAGGATGAATCTGAATCATTTGGACCTCATCTGCGAAGCGCTGGATTGCGAACCGGACGAAATACTTGTACGTGTTCCAAATCCTGAGCCAAGGGTAAGGAATCGTACTGGCTTTGAGAAACCCGCGACGGAATCAAAAGTCGGTATATAA